TGTCCTTAAACTTATCCAGCTTCCCAAGCATGTCGGGCCAGCCTAATCGCAGGTATCAGCCCGCTCATCGCCCACGGCAAGCTGCTCGGGGGGAACAACGCCCCCCTCGTGGCCGCAACCCGCGCCGTCGTCAAGACGACGCGGTCAACGCGGCCGCCGCCCATGACCTGCAACAGGCCATGGGCGAACTCGACGCACTCCGCGCTGTCAATCGCGAACTAGTCGACGCTGCTGCTGCAAACGCAGTGCCAGCACCTCAAATTCCTGCCGCGCCCCTGCCGCAGGTCCACCAGAACTTCCTTTCCGGTGAGGGCGTCAATGGCGCAAATGAAGCGATCGGCCTTAACCGCTGTGCAAGCATTCGCTTGCCTAAGAGATGGCCCACTCCCACGGCTGAAGAGGCAGCCGTTGGGTTTCAATTGGACGGCAAGTTCGTCCGACACTTGACACCATTCCTCGCACAGGCCCCACCTGTGCCCGTGAAATGCCACGGATTCGACCACGCCGCCCAGAAGCACTATGCAGGTGTCCTAGTGCCAAGCCGTTCTGGAGCAGGCAAGCCCATCGATAACCACCCCGTGGCCGACGCCATCCGTCGCGCTGCGGTGATCGCCATGTCCCTCTGTCCGGAGGACGTCTACGACATCGGGGGCTCTCCCACCCACCATGCTGCCGCGCGGCGCTTGCATGGTTGTGAATATTACCGCCACGTGTGCGCACCGGTCATGGACTTCGACGAGGCGATCAAGGCGCACGATGCTGGTCGCCGAGTCATCAACACCGACCACATCACTACCTGCCGTCATACGTTGCAGGATTGTACATGCATCCCGCGCGGAGCCACGACGATGTCGGTTGATGCGCTGTACTATTTCCTCGCGCAGGCTGGTGGGGCCGCTCGCTTGCACGAACTGTGCACTGAAGCGCCGCATTACGCCGCCTTCTCGAGTGGCGCGCCGTTGCGGGGCAAGATGTTTGGAGGTGAAGTCGACCTCAGGGTCATCCACCGCGACGGTGAGCTTTTCCACGAACACTTCCCGCGTGGCGACGCTTTCGCGTACACCAACAAGCGCATGGTCGTCGACGATGGATTGTACTCCGTTGATGGCTATGGGTTCGTTTTTGAGCGTGTCCTGCGCCTGGCGAATAACGGCACGTTCGATCTGTGGCGCATCACAGCCTCGTGGGACGACTCCGGGCCCTCGCCATACTCGTGGATCGACCAGGGAACTCCTATCGACGATGCCCGCACTGGTTTCGGCATCCTACCACCCGTCGTGGGACCCGACTACTTCGTGCTCACTGTCGACAAGCTCCGACAGGCACACGCCGGGCGAGGCACCCTGGTCCAGCGCTTACTCACCCGGCTTGGCAACGGCGCCGTCGGGCTATACGAGCGCTTCGCCGGTCTTGTGGACCGTCCCATCCTCGACGCCGAGGGACAGCCCATCCTCATTTCCCGCACGTTGGTGCGTGAAATGGTTCTCCGACCCGCCACACCAGGCTCACCCGTTGATGAACATGCGCGCATGCTGCGCAACTACCACACCTTGGCGCGAGCGTTACCAAATCCCCCGAGTGGCGCTGAGTGCACCTACACTTGCATGATGGCCGCCCTCGATGCCACGTATAACCCGTCGACCGAGTATTGGTACGAGCACCTGCTTCCCACTATTTTCGCGACGGTGGGCACTGCGGCAGCCACTGCCCTCGGGACAGGCATCACCACGGGATCCCTCTTCACTGGTCTGGTGGCTGGTGCCGCAGCCTTCTGTGCCGCCACCGCGCTGGCCCGCGAGTACCGCAGGCGCGGTGTGACCGTTTCCAAAAAGAAAGCGCCCCGTGAGAACTTCCGGCACATGCAACACCCCGGAGTCCCACGACCGACGGCCAAGGTCTGCACTACATATGCCCTCGCGATTCCCCCTCGTGCGGATGCCGTAGTGAAGCAGCGCGGCGACCTAGCCTATTGCCCCGAGTGCATCAACCGACTCGGCGTCACTCCACTCGGGGCGGTTCTCGATGGACACTGGGCCTACAGCTTCACCAGCTGCGCACACAATGTGGGGAAGGCCATGCAGAGCCGAATGTCGGTCGAGCAGCCGCACGCGGCGAACAAGCCCAACATTGTGCACCCCGTGGCTCTACACTGGCTCGGCCCAATGGAAGAGCCGAGCAGGCGTCTGTTAGCGCGACACACGTTTGAGACCATCTGCGCCGAGTACATCAACTCGCGCGAGACGGCTTCTGAGCGTGCCCGCGCCCTCAAGGCCTATGAGGAATACACAACCGGCGGCACCTGCAAGGACTCCGCTGCCAAGGCCGTATTCTCCAAGACTGAGAAAGGGTTCAAGCCGACGGCACCTCGAGCCATTTCCAGTGAACCAGCCCTCGTCGCGGTCTACATGGGCGGCCTCACCCGCATTCTTGCCGCGGCTTGCAAGCTCGCTATGCAAGGCGGTGGCGTGATTGAGGGTGTCGAAATCCCCGACCTCACGCGGCCCCTGCCCGGTTTCACTTGGCGTGCCGCCACCGGCGACAGCCCCGTCACCCGAGCCGACTATGAGCGCTTGGAATACGGCTGTGCTTGCGACGGGGAGCGCTTTGATGCCGCAAACGGCGTCTGCGTCGCACTCTGGGCCAGCTTCGTGAGCACTGTTGCGGACCACTGCCTCGACGAGGCGGGACACGGCCCCGCTCTAACAGAGGCCACCCGCGCTTTCCTGCGCACGGACGAATGCATGGTCGAGTTCATCGCGTGGCTCAACAAGTCCGGCAACCCGGGCACGACGATCATCAACCTGCTTGCTACGTTCGGCATAGCGTGCGTGCAGCACGTCGTCGCGATCAATCGCACGCCCCTTACGCAGGTGTACACTCGCGCCAACCTTCCGCCCATGAGCACAAACCCTGAGTACTTCGCCGCTATTTGTGCTGAAAGGCGACGGCTCGCCAACGTCCCGCGCGGCCCCGTCGGCGCTGACGGGCGTGATCAATCTTGCGCAGAATCACGCGCCGCCGGAGATGGCGACGATTCTGACTTCACATGTTCCATTCCACTTTTCGCCTCCAACATGATCCGAGCCGGCGCTGCGGCTGGTTACGTGCTCACGTGTGAAGAAGCCACCAGCGCGTCCCAGACTAGCTTCTGTTCGAAGGTCTGGGTCCCAGTGCGCCGTGGGGGCGCTCTGCGATACATGTTCGTCGCACCACCCGGGCGTTCTCTGGTCAAGACACCATGGACGGAACAACTCTTGCGCAAGGGTGCTGAGAAACCGTACTTCAACGCTTGCCTCGACGTTCACCGCTCAGAATGGCTTGCCATGCCGGTTATGCGCGCGCTCATGGGAGCTTACACCACACTCATAGGCGAGCAGGCCAAACTGCCCGGCAAGTGCCGGCCCGACACACCGGTTCCGTGCTACCCACCCGGCACGGCCCCGCGCTATTGCGACGAGACACTGGCCTGGTTTTGTGAGCGCTATTCCACCGATAGTGCCGAAGTCATCGCCTGTGAACGGTACCTCGCTACGGCCATCTTGGCACTACCATGCCTCATTTCACATCCACTACTCCACCGGATGGCGGCGGTCGACGGTTTCGAGCCTTACGACGACGGCGGAGACCCGGCGTTCACTCTCAAGTACGGCGCCCCCACCCCCATCTTCGCCGGAGTCGTACCCAACGACCCCATCGCGGATGTTTGGCGATACTGCAACACGGCCAGCCTTGGGCCTGAGTTCCTTTACCCCCTCATCGGCGCACCCTGGGTGGAAGAGTTGGTGGTCAAACCGCTGGTCGGCCACGAATTGTTCACCGTAGCCGAATTCGTACATACCGGCTTCCACCCTTTCACCCTGCTCGGGCGCGTCATGCCGGCCATGTTCCACATGGCCCTGCGCACCCAGGAGAACGTGCTCGACCGGATAGTGTTGCACGGGTGTTACAACTCCTGGGTTATGCTGTGGCCCAGTGTATTCCGCGGGCACTTCGACCGTGCCGCCCTGAGCGCCGTCACCGCCCTGGGATATGGGGCACTCGGCGCTCTCTTGCACTCGGACATTGACGCGCTCGCCGCGCTCCCTGACTGCGGTGCTCCCGCAGTCCTCTGGGCGTCTTGGTGCAACATAAACACTGCATCCCGCATGGCATTGTCATGGGGTGGCCCGTGTGACGCTGATTGGCAATCTCTTGCCGAGTCCTGCAAATCCCCACTTGCCTGGTGGTTCCTCGGGGCGTGCATCCTCTCGGGGATTGCCGCCAGTGGCGCCACCTCTAGCGCAGCCTGGTGGGGCAAATTCCGCAAGACCGCCCGCGGCCTCCTCCCTACGGCTTCCTGGTCCACTCCGCTCGCGCTCACGTGCACAGCGCGCGAGCGAGTGAAAAACCCAGTCAAGTCCGGCGTCGTTGGAGCGACCGAAATCCCGTGCGACATGGGCGCGTGGCTTCCCCCTTGTGCTCAGAATCACATTAAACTTCTGTCGTCCAAATGGCGCCCAAGCCCCCGAAAGGAAAGCCCACCCCAGCCTCGAAGCCCCGCAGCCGCGCCCCCGCCAAGCCGAAACCCCAGCGCAAGCAGCAACCTGCGAGCATGGCTAGCCGCTCCACCAGCTCTTCTGCTGGCGCTACAGCCGTGGCTCACGCGCGCGGCCAAGGTGTTTCAGCCCGCAACTCTGGACCCGCTCAGCTCGGCAACAACCGCCTCCTCAACTCCACCATCAGCCCCAGTCGCGCCATCCGCCCCGGCGGATACCCCGACACCCGTTCTGACCTGTCCCACGTCTTCACTTCGAAGAACGTCCACACCTTCAGCTCCACTGCCGATGGGGAGCACTTCTCTCTTATCGCATCCCCCAATCCCGCCTCGGTGCTCCGCTACACCCAAGGCGACACCACCTCTCAAAACCTTTCCTACTCTCTCTCCTCTGAGTATCGTGCCGGGTTCGAAGGAGTGGCCTTCCCCTCCAGTGCCTTCTTCGGCAATTTCAGCACCGTGCGTCTCTCCCAAGGCAGCGGCCCCGATGCCTTCTACGGTGGACTCACCGCTGACGCCTGCAACGTGCGCCTCCGCACCGTCGCTGAGAACGGGGTCGTCCTCAACGCTGTCGCGGCCTCCAACGGCAAGACCTTCGGACTCGTCGAGCACTCGGGCAGCTCTGACTTCCCAACGCTGTACGTCGGAGCCAGCAACGCCGGTCGCACCTGCCAGATCCAGTCCGGTGCGCTCACGTACTACTTCCCTTCGACCAGGACTCCCGTACTTTCCATCTACGGGTTCACCAGTCTCACCGGCACTGGTACCCTCATCGCCACCAGCACAGGCGTGCTATCAGGCACGAATTCCTACACCTTTCCTGCAGGGAGTGTCGGGGCAGCAAACTTTCCTTTCTTCGCTGTCAATCTCTCTATCCCTGCCGGCAAGGTCAACAGCGTCCAGTCTTTCCAGTGTCTGTTCGACGTCGTTGCTGTCAATGCGAACGGATACTCGGGTGTCGCAATCCCCGGCTATTCCGACGTCGTCAATGCATCCGAGGACTACCGCTGCATCGGCCTCGAGATGCTCGTCACCGACTTCAGTGATGCGCTCACCAACGGTGGCAGCATCGCAATCTCTGGTCGAGCCGACGTTGACACCATCACCTCGGTCAACTACGACCTCATTGCAGGGCTCGTCACCGCCTACGACGGCGCGCGCAAGGACGGCTGCTGGGACTTCTGGCGTTCGCCCGACCCCACGTCCCGCCCATGGCGCCCGTACGAGGTCGTCCTCGACGACGGGTTTCTCGTCTGCGCCGGAAAATTCGGCACTGCCGGAGGATCCATGCGCGTCGAGGTCTACGCCACTTGGGAGATCCGCACTGCCGTCCAGTACCTCACGCCCGAGCCCAGTCGAGTCCACCCGAGCGAGATTCTTGAGCTCGCGCACATCCTCAGCGCTCTGCGAGTCACCGGATGCGCCAACGAAGATCATGAGAATTGGCGAACCTACTTGCAGCAATTCGGGGACATCATCACCCGGAATGCTTCAGCCATCATGGCGGGCATGGCGACAGCCACCGAGCTATTCGTCAAGTACGCCCCAATGGCAGCGGGAGCACTTCTCCTCCTCTGAGTGAGAAACCCGCATCCACAAACCACAGCACCCTAAGAGACCGGCTGTGTAGTGGTAACTAGTCTCCACTGCGTCTGCGCACCACTGTGCGCCCACGGCCCACGCAGGCCTCCGAGACCGAACCCACAGTTCGATCTTACCGGTTCAATCTGCGGCTTTACAGATTGGCCAAAAGGTGTCC